CCAGTATCTTTATATAAAACTAGATAGGCAAAACCGCTAGTCCCGTAATCTTCTATTGTAATATTATCAGCATCAAAGACACCAGAAGCTGTTGTTTTTCCGCTTAATAAACTAGTAGTTGCTGCGACTGAATCTTCACTAATGCTTGATAAGAATTCATGTGTATTTAAATTTACTGTATAAGTATTTTTTACTAATGCAATTTTTATATTGTTGTCAGTCAAGTCAAATAGACCCTCTAATAGGCCTTCTTTACCTTTTGCATATAGTGCATTTGCCATTATATTCCAACTTCTGCAGATACGATTACCCTATATTTGTATCCTGTCTCAAAATAAGTCTTGTTAGATATATAGTAAACGGGAGTTGCATCAGTTGATGGAAAATCTATATAAAGATCCGGTTTCCAAGAATGCATAGATACTTGCGCTGGCATTGTTTCCCACCTTGATGGTGTTTTCTGTATTTTTTTACGCTGAGCTTTAAAATACTTACTAGTTAAGAAGTTAGAGGCTGGGCGAGAGCTAAAAACAATTGTTACTCTTCCGTTATTTTCATCATTTGCTATATAAAAATCACCATTATTTGGACTAATAGACTCTATGTAAAAATTGGGATTTTTAGCTAGAATTTGATAACCAGTTTCTATGTCTGCTCTAATGGATCTATCTTCTATTAAGATTTCATTTAAAACAGTCGCTTTACTTTCCTGTAGGGTTGACGGAGTTGCAGACTGTGTTTGACTTCTAAAGGTTATTCTTTCTTCAGGGACAGTCATGCCAGAAGAATCTAATAAGTTTTGAACTCGGATAACATAGTCTATATTAGAGGATAAAATTACATCCCAATATAAAGTTAAAGTTCTACTAATCTGATTGTAATCAGTAATAGTATTAATAACCCTAAATGGGGAACTTACCTGAACAGGTGTAGCTGCGTCAGTATATACCAAAAAATTTGCATTAACTAAGGATGCTATTTTAATAGTCCTACCGAATTTAATATTAACAGTATTAACGCTTACTGTAGCGTTATCAATAAGATATAAGGCCACTCAACACACTCCAAATTTAAAACCTAATGTAATAGTAATAAATTAATTGCATAAAAAGCAGAGGGGGCAGTAGATTTCTCCACTGCCCCCAAGCTTCAGGGTAATTTGTAACTATAACGACCCTAAGGTTTATATCAGGCTGTCTCGTTGGTAACCATGACTTCGTAGTTACGGCTGAGTCTGACGTTCTTAGCAACAGTAATACCTTCACCGTCACCCAGCATTACGATGTCGTAACGCTCTTTCATCTTGAGCTGGCGAATATCCCGGCCCGGATCGTCGAACTGATCGGTGCTCATCTCGTCTTTGACGAGAAGTGTTCCGACTTCATTGCGGTCAATGAGGAATAGGTCTGACTTAGCTGCTGTTGCACCACTCTTAGCCGTGAAGCTAACGAAAGGAGAAACAATAACGTTCAATCCCATAGGGGCAGTCTGATTCAAAGCGCCATCTGCAGACTGGGGACGATAGCCCCAGCTTGTTCCAACGCCTGATGCTGCGCCACCTTGATGGAAGACGGCATCCTTGAGGAAGACCGACCACATAAGAGGGTGCAAGATAAAGTCTGTTGGAATATGATTTTCAGCCATGAGAACCGCTGCCATGTCAATAATGTCGTCCCACTTAATTGTCTGGTTGGCGGCACCGTTGATATTGAGACCGGTTGTGTCATCGTAGCCAGCGTCGTCGTTGTCAAAAACGATTGTAGCTGCATCTTTGAATCGGCTCAGAGCAATTTGCTCCTTAAGGCGAGCCATAGCACGGCCAGCTGCACGAACATGTAGACCAACAATGTCCCAAAGTGAATCAGCGATCACTTCTTCTGTGAAAGAAAGCTTAACGCCTTTCTTTGAGACTTTGCCCTCTACCTGCTTTGCGAAAGCGAGTGCTTGTTCTGGATACTCTTGTCCTTCTGGGATCTCAGCAGCTTGAATAGCATTGACGGCCGGGAATTCCAAAGAACGTCCCTTGCCGAGACGAACAGTGGAAAGCAATGGAGTCACTAAAAGCTGTGGCTCTGCTGCTTCTCTGAGCGTACGTGAGAGAACTTTCGGGAAAAGTGCTGCTGCGTCTGACGATGCAAAAGCTTCCTTAATTGTTACTCTATTGTCTGCGTCGATATACCCGTCCTCGGTCATTGCTGTCTCCCAAGCTGGGAGACCCGAGAGGAGCTCTTGGATTGTCTTAGTCATCTTAGGAATATTCCTCCTGTGTAATTGTTTCTTATTTATTAAAGTGTCAGGTTGACGCGGAATGCACCAATGACATTAGTTACATCTAGATTCGAACGAATGCCGAGCTTACCATTATTAGGACCAGCCTTGGTAAGTTCATAAACGGTCTTCAACGCACCCGGATCTGATGGGAGTTGCATGTAGCTCAAGAGGCCGTCATCAAAGTTTGTAGCAAACTTTTCGACTTCGACAACCTTACCTACCTGCAAGTAACTGTATACGGCACTGCTATCGAGGAAATCGGTAGCTGCAGCCAATACTGGACGTCCCATTACGTCGGAACGAACTACTGAACCAACTGTAACGTTATTATTAATACCGTTAACCATTGGATACTCTACATAACCGTGTGTGATAAATCCTGCACCTTGTGAGGTACCTTTATCAAAGGGTCTGTAAAGATCATATTGTGCGCAACCGATAGGAATCGAACGAGCAGGCACAGTAACTGTGTCAGTTGCTCCGGACGAGTAAGCGGGTGTTGCACCAGCTGTGGGGTCCCACGCTGTGTTGCTCATGTCGTCGCCCCAGGCCTTACCTGAGCTTGTACCGTTAGCAGGCACAATGCGGGCATCGCCGTTTGAATCGGCTATAACTGAAAGAATAGTTCCCTTAGGAATAACAATTTCAAAACGATCATCTTCACTGTCATAGTACCAGGTAGGAAGACCGGGGTGCGGCAACAGATATGCTGCGGGGGCTATGCCCTCGGAAACAACGAAACGACCTGCACCGGTCTTACTATGTACTTTGCGAAATTTTGCTAAACTCATTTTTTATCTCCTTAGTTTTAAAGTTTACGTCTACCCATAAGGGTGTCAACTAGAACTTGTTCAAAAGACTCTTTGGGATCTAAAGCTTTAACAGGCTCGTCTTCCATGTCTATAGTAAGCACATTTTCTTCTTTTACCGAAACTTCGGCTTCTGAAGCAATTGTGGGCATATTCAACATCTCGCTAATTCTTTTACCAAATTTACTTGGTGTCTTAGCGAGATCTCTCAGGCTATCGGCTAAAGAAGATGCTGTTCTTGTAGCATACTCTTCAATTAGTTTTTCACGATCATCTGATAGTTCAAAACCAAGTCCGATTCTAGTATCGACAACTCTTTCAATCAATGTTCTATGTAATGCACTCTTGAGTTTTTTATTTTCTTCTTCAAGGGATTGAATTCTAGCTTTTGCAATTGCATCCTGCTCAGAGACTGCATTTGTGTCAGTGAGGTCTGCTGTTGTTATTTCTTTCCCTTGATCTTCTTCGGCCTCAGATGAATTAGCTGAATCAACTTCTTGATTACCTATTTCTTCTGCTTTTTCAGGCAAAGCCTTAGATCCATTTTCTTTCGACTCAGATTCTTCAGAAGGCACTGTTTCTATAGTGCTCTCAGAATCTGCCTCAGTAACAACGACTTCTGATTCAACCGCCTCTTCCGATACAACTGTCTCTTCTAATTCAACCGTCTCTTCTGAGACTTCTGATTCCTTAGCTACTGACATTGTAGAAAGATCGTCACTTAATTCTTGAACTGCAGCGAGGATGTCGTCGCCGTTAGTTTCTTGATCCATATTGGAATTCTCCTGACAATTATCGATATTTTCATTCTCATGAGATAGTAATGAACTATCATTATATTTGTAATTTTCGTTCTCCTGTATAGACAGAGCTGTAAGAAATGCCCCTTTTAACTGGAGGTAAATCGGCTTCGATTCCTTTTTGTTCATTTCTGAAAAAATTGATTTATTTTCTGCAATAGAGAAAATATCTTCATTATCCATACTGAGTACAAATGCATTGCTTCGCGCAACCCAACCCTCTGAACCAGGAACTTCATTTTTACCGTCAACGGACTTTAGTGCCCTGACGCCAGATTTTTGATCTGCTGGTTGATTTACGAATGAATACTCTTTAAAACTGATGTCCTGCATTTCCACGTAGGCGAGTTTGCCCTTGTATACTTTGCCTCTTTTGTACTTTGCAGCTTTGGGTCTACCAGATGCGTCTTCTGCAGCTAGGTCTTCACCAGAAACGCTACACACGGCTTTTCCAGCCCTTCCGCCAACGGAGCCAGTCAAGTATCTCTTATCAAGAACTTTTTGCGCAGCGACCGGATCAGTGATTGCTATCTGTAAACGTACAAAAGATGAACCATCTTCTTCTTTGTCCATCTTGGCAGCCATAACCCTGCCGATGGCTTCTGTATTTAAATCGTGATTAAGAATTATTGGCTTCGGATATGGATCTACCCATGATTGAAGTGCCTTTTCTAATTCTTCTGCGGAATAATTATTGTAGTTAGAAGTAAGCCCTTCGTGAATTGCAGCTACTTCTATTATCAAACCGTTACTGGAATTAAAGGACTCTGAAAAATTAATATCCGACTTAGAGAAGTCGGGTAGTTCTAGTGTAAAATTTTCTGTAAAGTCAAACGACATGTAAATCACCTATTGATGTATAATTCTTTTTTATATAGTAAGTTTATTTTTATAACATTAAACAAATTTATATGAATATATCAGACTTTAGCATAGTTGTCTGATAGTGACTTATATCTTTCATCTCCATTTTGAAGAAATGATTGATAAAATGCTTCTGACATAATATGCGGAGCATAAATATATGAAGCACAGTCTAGCTTAAAGTCTTGCTTTTTGCAAGACAAAGACCAACCAACGTCTTCACCTTGTTCATGCAAGCTATAGTCTATAGTATTGTAAACATCCTTATTCATCATCTTTGCAGCCATGATGACATCTGATCGGAAATATGTTCCAAGATTATATTTCTCTTGCCTATAAGCTTTTTCTGGATTATCTTTTCTCCAGCTCATGACACTCGGATACAAAGTTCCCATTGGAGTCATGAACATTAGGGGATTGACTGCGTCCGCTCCAGATTTAATGTGAGCTATTAATAGCTCTATTGTGTTTGGATTTGTTAATAGAATATCTGAATCTAAACTAAAGTAGTATTCTGGTTGAACGTCTCTGACTGTTCTTAAAAGAGAGTTTCTAAGAGAAACCATATTTAAGTATTTTGACAGATTCCATTGTCTACCATTTGATTCATGCTCAAAGTGTGGAATATCTTCTCTAATTTTAATTTCAAAATAAGGTATATTCTTATCGAAATTTTTCCAGCTATTTAGCGCACTAATTGTATCCGTGTCGTCTGGAGATACTTCGAACACAAAACCTATGTCCTTAAATGATATTGATTGATTTACCAGACAGCGTATCCAGTGAGGAAGAATCCAGGTTCTTTTATACATTGGAGTTCCAATCAAAAGTTTCATGGATTATTTTTTTTCTTCCTCTAGCATTTCAGTAGCAGTTTCTTTTGTTTTTGTTACTGATTTTGCTTGTACTGTAGCGGGTGTTTCATCAATTAAGGAATTTGACTGTAGCAATAAAACTTCTTCAAGAGCAGCGATTCTATCGACTATTTGAGATATTATATCGGAAACCACTTCAAGAGCTAATCTCGTTTGACCGTTATCAACAACTTTCTGTAAACCCTTAATAGCATCTTGTGTACCTAGGTATTCTGATACTTTATCATTCTTTATCGTCAGTTTTTTCGACATGAGTTTCATCCTTTTCGTCATTTGTATATACAATAGTATACTCTGATTCTAGAGCATTTTCAACTAATGTGAGCCAAGTATTGTCTGATCTTCTAATGTTTGGAGAATTTTTTCTGCCCTGTTGATTTGCTGGACGAATAGTATTTCCTACACCTTTTCTTTTATTGGCGAGATTTCTTTGACCCTTTTGAGCTGGAACTTGTTTGTCCCCATCTTTAACGGCGTCATTCATGCCCTTGACTTCAGACTGCTTTTGAGCCATGTCCATCTGAAGCTGTGCTTGAATGGCCGCATAGAAGTCGGATGGTTCATGTTCTGCGTCAATTCCAAGTTCCATTCTAGCCTCTGTTAAACCAATAATATTATTCACAAATTTCTGTATAACATGAGTTTCTTTTTTGACTTGAGTATCAACATCTATTTCGTTAAATTTGAAATAACATCTATCCGATAAACCTTCCTCTACAGGATTGGTTATTGGGTCAAATCCACCCTCAAGAAGTAGCTCATTGAATAAGTGTACTCTGATCATTTCCGAAAAAAGCTTTTGATACTGTTTAACTTTATCGTAAAGGGCAGTATCCAATCTATCTGTCATCGATCTATTTCCGCCATTCATTGACATCCCAAGATGATGAGGGGCAACGCCCAAGCCAATTGCAACTCTTTCTTTAAAGTGGTCTAAATATCCTGCCGCATCTAGGGCTGATTTATTTGCACCAATTACTTCGATATCATGGCGGAATGGCAATATCAATCCACCCTCTGCCCTAAGATTCTCTAACTCTTCTCCAGCGGCACTTATCTCATTTGGTTCAGCTGGTTGGTCTGCAGTTCCTATAGTGTACTTGTATAATGGGAACAGTTCTCTATGTACCAGATTTTGAATGTCTTCTTCTATCTGTCGAAGAGCAACAATGTCATCTAGTGCAGCCTCTAAGAATGGGGTGCCAAAAGCACGCCCTGTTTTCTTATCAATGTAGATGTGAATAACTTTGTCTGCGTTCCACACTGGGTCACGATCTGTGGGCATGTAGGTTAGTGGATCTGTGCTCTGCTGGTACTTCTGCGGTCTATTGTGCTTGTCTCTTAAAATTCTCACTTGCTCAGTGGGAATTAGGTAATAACCAACAATAGGCTGCTCAGTATTAACCCCTTCTAACGGAGTCGGAAAATATTCAGATATATCCCCACGTGCTTTGACGATAAAAGCATTTCCGTATTTAAACAGATGATCGGTAACCTCTATCAAGAAGTCTAGGAAAGGACGTTTCATTGCCATTTCCATAAAATCTATTCTTTGATATAGATAGGAAATTGCTTCTGGATTCTCGCCTACAATTTTCCAATTTTCTTTCCAAAATAATTCTTTATACTTACTTAGCCCCTGCTTAACGTAAGAGTCAGTGTCCGCAGCCTGCATGATTCTACTGAAATCATATGGAGAGGGTTCAAATGTAGATCTTTTGCTGAAAAAATAAGTATTGCCTTGAAATCCAAGAGCTAAAGATGCGACTTTCATCGATCTGCTAACTAATTTAATTTCTTCGCCATCTAGTGATTTAGCTATTATGTTATTAGAATCATTTTTAACCTGCCTAAAAGGCAGATAATCGGTAATGGCCATCTCTACTCCGTTGTTAAATAGTTATACTAAATAGTAGCTAAAGTGATGTTTTTTTATAAGTTAATCAGTTAGTGTCGAGATTGGCTTTATCAAAAGCGTTTTTCATAATGATATTTTTAACAGCTTCAATCCAGAAAATTGTTTCTGCCTCATTAAAATCGCTTCTGTACTGGAGATTTGCGTTTGAAATTTTAATTTCAATTGCGAATTCCTTTGCCTCTACGGGCTGACTTGTTTCAATTGCTTCAATTGTTTCAGTTGTTTCTTCTGACATTTCATTTACCTCATTCAAAGTTGTCTGTTTTTGTTTGTTTAATTAATTTTTCTGTTTTGCCTGGTTGCATTGCAGCAATTAGATCGCTGATCTTAATGTTTAATTGCTTAATTGTTGCTTCTTTAACTACCAAGTCGGTCGCT